CCGAAGACGGCTAGAGATTTGATCGACACCATTCATCATCTGTTTCGGCAGAACTACACCGATGGTGGGGTGGCCGTTCTGCTCGACAACTGGGCCCAGGCGCATCGGGACCAAGCCCGCGCCGAGGGTATCGAGCAGGGGCGGCGGGAGGCGTTGGCGACTGCGGGCGCAGCGTGCCGAGAGTTGATCGAGGAGATGGGGTGCGCACCACGCGAAGAGATTCTCATCGCCATCGAGAATTTCGAGGACACGCACTTTCCCGAGAGGGACAACGCTACCCGGGCTACGGTGGATGAGCCGACCAAGGAAGTGACCGTGCAAGAGGCTATCCGTGAGATGAGCACGGAAGATCTAGAACAGTTATCGAAGGACGCTAGCGGGGTGAGTCCACATACTCACTCGGTTGGCTCCTGTCTGTCGGCGCTGGGCGGGATCGATGTTGACATAGAGTTGTCCCGCCGTCGACTCGAAGAGGCGAAGCACAAGACCGGAGAAAAAGCATGACAGGTAAGATTGAACGGTGGCGACCAGTTCTGGGGCTGGTTGGTCTCTACGAAGTGAGTGACCGTGGCAATGTGCGTTCGCTGCGGTTCCGAAACCGATTCTGCGACAGACCAAGGGCGCAGCCAAAGTTGCTGGTGCCCGACAAATCGAAAAAGGGGTATCTGCGGTTCGAGTTCGCAGGGCGAAAGCACCCTGCAGCCAGGCTTGTGCTCGATGCATTTGTTGGACCCGCGCCGCGGAAAGAGGCCGACCACGTCAACGGGGTTCGTGACGATAACCGACTGGGTAATCTTGTTTGGGCGACCAGGACGGAGAATGAAGCTCGAAAGCGTGGTCACAGATCTCACTTGAACGGCGCCCGTGTCGGCAACTCTAAGCTGACCGAGCACAAGGTCAGGGAGGCACGACGACTCTATGCCCGTGGATGTGTCACCTTCAAGGATCTCGGTGAGAGATACGGCGTGCGCGAAACAACTGTTGCGGCTGCCATTCATGGGAGGTCATGGGCTCACGTTTCGGAGGGGAGCTGATGGCATTAATGTCTGAGGAAGAGAAGGATCGGCTCTGGAATGGCGCGTTGGATTTGCTTCGCGAGCAGGGTCTGGATCCTGATGAGGTGGTGAGAGAAGCCGGTCGAAAGATCGATGCTTGGCGTAAGGCCACCGGGTGGAAGACGAGGATCAAATATAGATGTTACGGGTGTCGAAAGTCATTTGTCGGTGACGTCGACACGCCCTGGGTGAGTGACGGGCTTGGTGGAAAGTATCCCGCATGTCCCGCGTGTCATTCCACTGTAGCGCACAACACGAAACAGCGAGGAGAGATCTGATGCACGAGTTCGATCTGAAGTGGGCGCAATACTGCTGGACTGTGATGGTTTCAGCGGGGTGGGTTGATGTTTGTTTGGTCGTGATCGTTCTGGCGCTGATTCGGATCGGCCGAGACGTTGGGGGTATACGCAAGGCGCTCGTACAACCAACCGTAGCGCGAGACACGAAAGGAAACCCCAATGTTTGAAAACGGACTCATTGCAGGAGCGCTGCTCGCCGGACTCGTCCTCGGGGGCACCGCCATGAAATATTTTGGCACCTACGATGCCCCGCTGGTTCTCGTGCATGACGCCCCGGACCCGCTACCCGATCTACGGGTGATCACCTCGATGGATGACCTCGACACCGGGATCGCTTGGGATGACGGGGCGACCGCATTGGTGATCATCGTCGATGGTGTGGGGCTGTGCACGGTAGAGAGGTCAGAGTACAGGGCCGCGTTTGCCCGTATGTGTGGGCTAGGTAGACCAGAGTCAAACGCGCTCGAAGTGCGGCCCGTCGAACAGCGGCTCCCCGGTGCGTCTGCTCTTGAAGTCCCCACCCCACCTGATGGGGATGAGTAGCTCCGCCGCCGCCCGCTTCCACCCGATGGATAGCGCGGTGTAGAGTTCGCGGTCCCACGTGATGCTCCGGTCCTGCTGGTCGACCACGCCATCCGCGTTGAGGTCCCCGACGGCCATCACGTCGACGGCGTGCCCGTACCCGTCGTCCTGCGGTAGGTGCTTGCTGTCGAGCGTCCACGAGAACCCGTCGGCCACGAGCTTCCGCTGGCGCTCCATGTTCCGGAGGCCCTCGGTGATCATCCAGTCGACAGGGGAGTAGCTGAGCGCGAGGGGCGCGAGACGCACGAGGTCCGGGTGGACCCCCTCGAGATTCGATAGCGATCGTCTTCCGAGTTCAAACATTCAGAACCTCCACTCGAAGCCGCCTATCCCACGGAGCTGGGGCGGGGCTCCTGGTCGTCGAGTGACGGAGCCCCGGGCGAACGCAACCACAGACTCCTTGAGGCGATAACGCAGATCCAGATTAGCACCAACAACAGCGCCTCCAGTACCACCCTCAACGGTAGCGCCGAGACCGAGCGAGCCACGTCGAGGACCCAACCAAGCGGACTCCAGTCCATCACTCAGCTCGCCGGCGAGGGCTCGGGCTTTCCCAACGATGCAGCCACCGCCTCTTTGGCCTTCGCTTCCAGGGCCTGCGCCTCCGCCTGTGCCTCTCGGGGCTTGGCGTATCCGCGGCTCGCGATGTACGCGGTGGCGATCCCGCCCACCACGTAGAGCAGCTCTTCGAGTAGCTCTTCGGGCCAGCCGAGCTTCTGCGCCAACAGGGGCGAGATCATGCCGACGATGGCCACCCACAGTTCTGACTTGTTTGCCTTCTCAGGGATTCGGAGTTTCATCGGGGACCCTTTCGATGCGCCACCGGGGGACGCCTACCTGTTCAGCGGTTCGGATCGAGTTGGTGACGAGGATGCTCATCTGAGCTTTGATCAAGTCTATCTCTTTCTGCCGGGCTTTGTCCCGCTCCACTATCACGGGGTGGCCCACGATCTTTTCGTGCGTCAACAGGTTTTTGTCCTGCACCTTGTTCACCTCGTCGGCCTTCTCCTTGGCCGTCTTGGCGTTGGCGGTGCTCACGTAGAAGTGGTCGATGACCTTCATAGAAGCGGTGAGCGCGCCGAGGATCAGAAGAAGACCGCCTAGCGCGGACCTCCATCCAACCGTGACCGTCTTCGCCCTGGTCTCTGTTTCCGTCTCAGACATCCTACGGACCTTCCCCATCCCCCGGAACCATCACACGCAGATGGAGTATCGAGCCCACCCCGTCCTCCGTTGCGCTGACCGTCGTGACCTCACACTCGGCCCGGTGGGCTTCGTTGTCTGGTGAGAAGAAGCTCGACACCCAGAGCACGAACACCGCGGTCATGAACGACGTGGCGGTGACCATAGCCACGCTGCCCGCGTACTTCTTGAGACGCCGAGCGCCGTTCATGTCAGTCGAGCACCGTGGTGGCCGCGAACTTCATCACAATCGAGGCGATCGTATCGGTCACCTGTCCCGGGGTGTCGTCGCCGAACACCACCGTGAGCTTGGTGCCCTTCTGAATTTTGCACACACCAGTGGCCATACCGAGAGCGACCTCGGCCTTGGTGCAAAATACCCCCTTTGCCTTGGCTCGAATCGAAACGACCCTGGGGTCGTCCGATGGGATCGGTTTGCTCGTCGAGTACGGGTGCGTGGTAGCGATGGCCGCGTGGGCGTCTCCGAGAAGCTCGGGGGCCTGCGATAGACCTAGCCCAACCAAGATCCCTGTGGTGACGTACCAGCCTGCTGCTTTCTTCTCTGCCATAGTGATCTCCTCAGTCTGCGCCGATTGAACGGCTTTTGTACTCGACTCCGATGTGTACGACGTTGATATTCGATGCGCCGTACGTGTCGGCGGTGGCGTCCCGGAAGCAAATGAATCCTACGGTGTCACCGGGACTCAAAACGTTACCCACTACATCGAAGTCCATGGTCAGCATGACCTCATAGAACTGCCCTGCGGTGTCGTCGCCACCGACCTCCGTGTAGGTGACGGTAATGTTTTCTGACGTCCCCGGGCCGTCGTCGCCCGCAGCCAGGGTCGTATAATCGCAATCTATGATGACGGTCTCATCCACTGCAATCGCGGTCGACGCGTCAGAAAAGAAATGGAAGATCACGTCGACGTCAGAGGTCCCTGTCCACGCGGTGGCTGGTACGTGCCAGTTGAAACTCACCGTCTCTGCGTTTGCATTGAGCCCAATGCCACGAAACGTCCCGATAGTTACGCTATCAGGCGCGCTCGGCCCGAGAATCAGGGATGCAGCATCGATGGAGAAGTGGCGAGTGTATTCCTTCTGCACCGTCGCAGTTCCGAACGTGAACTCCGAGGGAGCCGCGTAGGCGACCGCCGCAACGAGCAGAGCACCGAGGCCGAGGATGGTCGCAAGCCGTCTCATATCTTCACCGCCAGGGTTTGAAGTCGATCGATAATCATGTTCGAGACCGAGGCGTCAGTACCTCGTACCACGAGCCGCACCGTGTCACCGGCCTCGACGACCACCGCGCAATCCGTGTGGAGTCCGCCGATGTCGTTCGTACTGTTGAGCCGGCTCATCGACTTACACCCTGACTGGATGGTGCCGTTCACGGTGACGCCGGCCTCGAACGTCTTCCCCGCTGCTCCGTGGTAGCTGATGTTGTAGCTGAGCGAATAGCGACCCGTGAGATCCTCATCGAGATCGAGGTTGTGCTCTGACGCCGAGACCTCCCACCCAACACCCTCACCGACAGCACAGCCGTTTACCTGCACCCACTCGTCTTGAGTGTCGAGGACGACGGTCACCGGATCGCCGTTGCCGATTTGGCACTGCGCGAACCACGAGTGGTCACCGCAGATCGGAACACCAACGTGGAGCGCCGATGGGCCCTGGGCACCGCTAGCGGCGAGCGGTAGCAAAATCAGAAGCGCGAAAATTGATCGGTGCATTTGAATCTCCCTAGTCGGTCGGGGCGCCTATCGTGGTGTAGATTGCGATGACTCGTACGGAGAGGTCGACGCAGTTCGCACCGACCCCAGTGATCTCGACATCGGCGCCACCATTCCACTGTGGGTTTGCGGTGTTCGCTGTTTGGTTGGCGGGGGTCGTGGTGGTGCCCGAGGTCAGGGCAATATTGTTGCCGAAGAAATCGACCGTGGTGCCATCCCCGTAGTCGGCTGAACTGCACCCCGTGCCTGTGACGAGCGTATAGGTGGAAACCCCGTGGAGGATTGCGCCGTCGGGAACCAGCCCAGAGGTTGATTTCGATGCCTCCCCACCCCCACCAGCGAAGGTGATCGTCTGCTCGGCCGGCGTGAATCCTGTCACCACAACGCCATTGGCCGTCGATGGCGTCAGGGTGAATGCCCCGCCGACGTTTGAGGCTCCGGTGCTGGAGAACGTGCCAGTCACGGCCGCGCCCGCAGTCGTCACGCCAACGATTTCAGCGCCGCCCGCGTACAAGGCGAGGGAGTCGGCGCCGGTCCGGCCCATGCCGGTATCGGTATCTGCCGCCCACCTATAACTCGGCACGGTGGTAGTTGCATCCTGCCTCATCTCAGGCTCGAAGTTGTCCTCGCCGCCGAAAACATTCGCCGACATATTCCACGAGTCGGCGTCAGTGCCGTTGAGATTGAAGTGTAGAATGCCGGGCGAGGGCTGTAGGATTCCGACAACGCAGCTTCCTGGCGTGCCGCTATCCCAGCACAGCGTTGGGTTTGTCGCGTCGTCGTTCTGGGGTAACTCGATATTGTGCGTTGCGGTGTCGAGTTGGAGAGCGATTGCGTTGCCGCCGATGATTGTTCCGGTAACCGATGCGTCCCCCGCAACCGTGAGATCTCCGTGAGTAACGATGTCGAGGAACTTCGTCGCATCACCAATCATCATCTGGTTGGCCGCGGTAGTCGCGGAATCCTCGCCGAGAGCGACGCTATAAGTATGGCTGGTGCCAATAGTGGCGGATTTACCTATTGCAATTGCGCCGTCCGCGAGGTTCCCCACCGTGGCGAGCCGTCCAATAGCGATAGCGTACGGAGCCACCGCGCCCACGACATTGGCGCCGTATCCAATGCAGATCGCGCCCGTGTTGGTATTGCAATCCGCCACATTCCCAATTGCAATCGCGGCGTTATTCTCCGCGGTCGTACCGTTGCCTATTGCGATAGATCCGTCGACGGTGCAGCTGGCCCCGTTGCCGATGCAGACAGCGTTGTCCGTATCAGCGCCAATGGCTACGTTGTTGCCGATTGCGACCACCCTGTCAGAACCAACTGGAATCTGCCCGGTGGTGCCGGTGTTGATGTGGATTCCGTTGGCCCCGAGAATATCGAGCCCCGTCCCGATGAGGATGCTGCTGGCCCCAGTGGCCGGGAAGGTGATGGCCCTAGCCCCGTCCTGAGCGGTTGCCAGCAAAGCATCGGCGCCGGCCCCATCGGCATCAGTAGTCCACAGCTCGAACTGTGTGGACGTGGAGTTGTACTCCAGCCAGTAGTCGCACCCCGTGCCCAGGCAGAACTTGATGCCGTCGGCCATTGTGGTGTCGATGACGAGAACCCCGCCCGCAAACGATGAGCCCCCCGACCGGTCGAGGAACGGGCCCCCCCCGATCTGGGCTTGGGCGTTGAACGAAAGCAGTAGGGTGCAGATAAAGGCCAAGAGTCTCATGCGGCGGCCCTCCTCATGGGGCTAGGTGTTAAATTACACGTACCCGAGTCGTGCGTGAACCTTCAGGGTGTCGTCGGTGGTGCCGGCGGTGCGGATGACCTCGAACTTGACCCACTTGTAGTTGAGCGGGATGTTGACCACCCACTTGAGGTTGCCGGTGATCGACCCCTTTCGGTGCACGCGGTCCACGATCGTCAAGACCCCGGCAATTGCCGTTGCGATCTCTTGGACGTAGGCCCCGTCGACAGTTTGCAGCGGCTTCCTCGAGTACGAACTATCCCCGTCGAAGTCACCGTCGATGTGCTGCATCTTGAGATCGATCTGGGTCTCGGCGCCCCCGCGGGTGAGCTCGAATGTCAGCGTGACTTGGTTGCGACCACGGCAGTCAACCCAAACGCTCTCTTTGTCCGCGTCGAGTTCAACGGCGTCGAGCCCCAGGTTCGCGGGGCTGATATACCCCTGTACGTTTTTTCCACTCTGTCCCGATCCCATTGCGAACTCCTCTACCCACGCGCCTCGAGGCGCTGGGCTGATGTTTGGTACTGCTCTGGCATTTTCGATTCGACTTTGCGCGGTGGTGCGGGCCTCGCCAGCCCAACGCCTTGAGGCGTCTGCTCGCTCACGTGCGTCGCCTGCGCGAGTCGCAGGAAGTCGGGGGTCATCGTCTCGTCGACGGGCACCCCGAAGAACGTGGAGAGCTGTAGGCGCTCGCGGTGGGGGAGTTCCGTCCGCAACTCGGCGAGGGACTCGTGGAGGTTCTCGGAGATCGCGCCGTAGATCCACGGGTAGACCTCGCGCAGGGTCTCAACCTCTTCTCGGCTGAGTGTCCCGCTGCGCAGGTGATCGAGACTACTCATGGGGTCCTCGACCGCCTGCAGGTACCGCTCCCACCGCGCGATGTCGGGGGCCGCGGGCCGCCAGTAGCGGGGGACTAGGCTGTCGGTGACGGAGGGCGGGGGCCTCGGGGCTCTCTCGTAGAGGAAGCGCATGGCCCTAGCGGTCTTGCCGGCGATCGCCGCGGCGAGGTTCGGGGCAACGTCCTCGATGGGCAGCAGGGCGTCGGTGAGGCGCTGGCCGGCGGCCTCAGGGGTCGCCACCATCTCGGCGAGCTCATCGAGGCGCTCGAGGTAGGCGGTGGCCACAGAGCGCTCAGCGCGTCGGCGTTTGGGTTCTCCGAACGACACGGAGTTGACGGAGATCGGGGCCGCCGAGCGCCTGGCGGCTTTGCCCGTTACACGCGCGGCACCCTGTGCCCTGCGCGCTGCGTTCTTGATGAAGCTCGACGTCGCGGCTTTGATCTTTGGTGTGACGCCACCGGTGATGCGCTCGAGCGTCGCGAGCTGGCGGATCGTCTGGCCTGGACGGAGGAGCGCCCCGACCCCGCCGCCCACGATGGCTCCACCGAGGCCACCGACGAGACCACCACCCACCGCGCCCGTGGCCGCCGAAAACCCGCTGCTCGCCGCCATCTTCTCGATCGTCCGCAGTTGGTTGATCGCGATGACATCGACCTCCGCCGAGTCCAGGGTCTTGAGGACGTCGCTCGCCGCCTTCCTCGCCTTTATCACGTCGTCCATGCGCTCTGGGCTCAGGTTGTAGTTGTCGTCGATCTTCCCCAGCAGATCCTCGCCCGTCTCCATTTGACTCTTCAGGTAGATATGGTCGTTCGTCTCGACGTGCTCGAGGTCGCGTACGAAGGTCCGGAACTTCTGGTCGTTCGCCTTCCAGACGTCTTCGAACCCCTCGCTCCCCATCTTCACGGCGAAATTGTTCCGGTAGTTGTTGTTGGAGAGGTACTGGACCCACCCGTAATTGACGTCAGCCTGGATCTTCGCGGCCTCGCCGTACAGTTCCTCATTCTCCAAGTGGCGGCGGAGGCCCTCGTACATGTCGTCGAAGCGCTTGCGCGTCTCCTTCGTTTTGTATTCGGATCCGCCTCTCTTGAGCCTCACGCGGCGGGCACCGATGTCCCGTTTAAGATTGTCGAGCATGAAGTTGATCTCGGCGTTGTCCGGGGTCTTCCCTTTGATCATGCCGAAGATCCGACCCTTGTAGGCGTCGATGGACTTCCTCATCGTCTTGAGGCCAGTCGTTGCCCACGCGCCGGCCCCCTCCTCGAGCATCTCGTCGAGTTGCCGAGCCACGTCGTCGATCTGGTACAGAGCGCTAGCAGAGACCAGATCCTCGTTGCCCCGGATGATGACTCGCTCGATGTTTTTGAGCTTGTTCGCTCCGATCGCTTCCCCCTGGACCCGCCGGCTATGGAGCAAAAACCGATCGTAGGCCTCCCGCAGATCCTGGGCGTGGTCGTCGAGCACGGTCTCCGCCTGGACGGCCTTCTGACGAAGCTCCTTTCCCTTACGACCTCCGGCGAAGAACGCCTCAAGGGTCTCGTCGTCGGCCCCCGAGGCCACGCCGCTGACCTTCGACCACATCTTCCCGAGGCCCGGAGCCGCCTTGTTGCCGGTGGCACGCTCGTAGATCGACTCGATGGCCCGGCCGGTACCTCTGGCCCCTGCGCCCGCTGCGCGGATCGCGCCCTTTGCCGCGAGACCCCCGAGCCCCAGGGTGCCACCCGCACCACCACCGAGGAGCGCGCCCACACCAACGTGCGTCAAGAACTGCTCGGCGGTCATCTCAGGGTCCCCCAGGACCGCCTCAGTGACCGCCTCGCCGCCACCGTACAGGGCGCCCTCTACGGCGCTCCCCGCCGCGAGTGGAACCATTCCCCGGAGAATCGCCCCAGCGGCTCCAGCGCCTCGCCCAGCTAGCGCGGTGGCCACTCCTCGCTCGGTCGCCAACCCCAGGCGAGCGATACTTCCAGCCGGCGTGAATCGCGCTGCGGTGCCCACGGCGCCCCCCACGCCACCGAGGAGCGCGGGCATCACGGCGCCCGCGATCTCACCGCCCAGGGTCGCCGTGGGATTGAATTCTCGATATCGCCGAAGGGCCTTGTTGGCGTCGGGGCCCCCAATCTCTGAGATAGCTACGTCGGACAACCCGAGCGACGCACCGCGCAGAGCACCGAGCCCCGCGGCGGCGGCCTCTGCGCCAATGCCCTCGCCGTACTTCTCGCGGGTCTTCCGCTCGTCTCGCGCCTGCGAGGTCTCGACCCCCCAACCCTCGTCGAGCACGCCGAGCACATCGGCCCCGTCGAACGACTGCACCTGCCCCGTGTTGGGGTTCACGAGATTCAGCTTGGCGCCCACCTGGGTGGTGTAGCGCCTGGACTTCAGGGCCTCACCGAGCTGGGTGTCGGGCACCTCGGTTGTCTGCTGTGTCTCGTGGTCGAAGAGCAGCATGGTTGATCACAGAGCGGGGCCACCCCTGGTTGAGGCCCGGGGGCCAATTGACTGACCCCCAAAGGCGCGGATCTTCTCCGACGTCCCCCGGTTGGCCTCCTCGAGGAAGCCCTGCAGCGTCACCAAGACGCGCGCCAGATCGGTGGGGTTGTCGGGCAGCGGGCCGAATACGAGCCTCTGCTCCTCTTCCGGGAAGTTCGCGCCGGCCTCCGCCGCATTTCTGATCATGTTCTTGAGCGCCGTCATCTTCACGGCCCCGGCCCTCACGACGTCGCGGTCCGCAATCTCGAACCCGTGCTGCTCTCGGAATTGGATCATGTCGCGCAACGAGGCCTCGAGCGGGGCGTGCTTGCTCATAATCTTGGCGATCTCTTTGCGGTTCTCCTTGTTGGCGTATCGCTGATCAATCCACCGGATGCCTGGGCTCGGCGGCGGCATGCCCTCGGCGGCAACCTTGGCCTTTGCCGCAAGCGCCATACCCTGGGCCCGCGCAGCACCCTGGGCCGCAATGGTGCGCTGAGCGTTTTCGTTGGTGACCCCCGCCAGGTTCATCGCGTTCTCGGCCTTCTTCTCCTCGATGATCCCCATCATCTGGACCACGCCCGCATCCTGGGCGCCGATGCTGGACTGGGCCAGGCGCTGCTTCATTTGCGTCTCAACGTCGTCCCACATCGCAACCTTGAGCGCGGACTCCGCCGCCCGCTCATCACCGAACCGCTGGCGCATGAGCCCAAGACCGTTCTGTTTCACACCGGCCAGCGTCTTGAGCTTCGCGATCTCACCGCGCTGTGCCTCGATGTCGCGCTGGATTTGGTTCTCGGTCTGCATTCTACGCTTCGCTACGGCCTCCAACGGGTTTGGTCCTCCTATGCCGATTGCCGCGTATTTACCCTGAGCAATGGATCCGAATGCCAAGGCGATCGAGTTCGTAATCTGGACGCGTCGGGCCCGGCTATAGAGGCGCTCGGGATCCACCTTCTTCGATCGGAAGTCTTGCAGCACGTCGTTGAGTTCGCCCTCCGCCTTGCCCATCTCCTCTGTTCGGAAGCGCTCAGCCTCTGCTCGATCCGCCTCGAGTTCAGCTTGCCGCTGCTGCGCACCAGCGAGGATATCGGCCTCCTCCTCGTGGTAGGCGCGCTTGGCATCTGAGGCCATCGCCGCGGCGTCGAGTTGCCGTTCGAGGCTCTGCCCCTGTAGCTTGCCGGCCGCCCCAACCTCCTTCTCGAACTGCTGCTGGCGCCTCCCGAGTTGCCGGATGGTCCCGGCCATGGGGTTGGCGAACACCGGAGCCGCTCGGGCGGTACCGGGCTGCGGGTTGAACGCCTGGCCCCCGGCGGGGAGTTGTGGGGGTTGGGCGAACCCCTCGGCCGCCACCATAGGCTGAGCCCCGACCGGTGCGCTGGGTCCGGGGATCGCGACGGGTACGGGGGTCGCGGTGGCCACCGGCGCACCCTCCACCCCCGTGATCTCCATTGGTGCGGCGGGTTCGGGCGACACGTACTGCTCGTACATCTGCGCGCCCTGCTCGGGGGTGATCTCCCCCCGGTCGACCATGTCGAAAATCGAGTCCTGTGTGAGTATCGTCGACGCCATGCTCAACCTCCGTTGCGTGCCTCTCGCTCAGAACGCCGTCGGAGCAGCGCGGCCATAAACGCCTCACCACCCGGGCCACGAGCTGGGGCGGCTGATGCGGGGCCCGACGGTTGGAACGTCCGAGACGCGAGGGACTCAGGGGCTTGCGCCGGCCCACTGGGCTCGAACGTCCTGGCCGCCATGCGTCCGCGTAGATATCGGCTCATCACGTCCTCAACCCCCGGCATCTGCACCTCATCCACGGGGTTGGTCTGTGGACCTCGAGCAAACTCCTGGGCCTCGGACACGGAGGCACCGGGCCCCAGCTCCATCATCTGCCCGCTGGCCGGACCGAACTCTGGGCGCAAGAAACGAGGCCCGCCCTCCTGCTCGAAGACCACACCCGGCATCTCACCGCCGAGCACCGAGGTCGCCTCCATGCCGGTCTGCGACTCGAGATCGCTTAGCCGTCGGTTGAGATCCGCGCTGGCCGCGAGGTTGAGCTGGGTGGCGCGCCCCGCGTCGATGGCCTTGCCCTCTGGCGTGTCCGTGACCATGGAGGCGCCCTGCGGGGTTCGCTCGAGATCCTGGGCCATGATCCCGACCACGTCCTTCCCCCCATCGCCCTTCCCCGCCTTGTAGTCGTACGAGTAGGGGCTGATCGTGTCGAGTATATCGCGCACCGCGCCACCGCCTCCCTTGATCTTCTCCTTGGCCCGCACGTCGGAGATCATGGTGACGAGATTACCGGCCGCCGCCATCATCCCACCCTGCGCGGCCTGCTGGCGGTTGATGTTCGCCTCAATGATTTGAGCTTGTAGAGCGTTTTCCGATGTTTTCTGGTCAGCGTTCATCTGCTGGAGTTGCATCTGCGCCGCCATCTGCGCCTGGTCCTTCGAATACCCGAGACTCTCGAAGTACTGCGTCATCTGGTCGTTCATCTGCTGCTGCTGCAACATCGCTTGCTGGTTCTGCATCCCCGCTTGCTGGCCGAACGCACCCTGCTGGAGAGCGAACTGGTTCATGGCCCCGGCGCCCGCCAACCCCGCCTGCTGCGTGAGCCCCGCCTGCTGACCGGCAAGCCCGATGTCCTGCCCGCGCACCTGCCCCAGCACCCCGCCGAGTGCCATCTCCGCCTGCTGCTGTTCTTGTGCTCGGAGCTGCGCGGCCTGCTGGTTGGTCTGGAGGTTGATGTTCTCACCGGTCCTCTGCGCCTGGCGCTGCGCGAGACCCGGGGCCACCGATGGATTTGACGCGGCGAGGGCCCGAGACGATCGGAGCGCCCCCTCCTGGCCCTGTCGCAACTGCATCTCGGCGAGAGACGGGGCTTGCCCGCCGGCCCTCTGCTGTAGGGCCTGAATCAAAGCCCCCTGTCCGGCCCGGGCCTGACCCTGAGGACCCCCTGCGATCTGGGCTCCTCCGTACGTCTGAGCCTGCCCTAACTGCGCGGCCTGCATCGTGGGAGCGTCACGCCTCTGAGCCGCCTGGCCCTGCGCCCCGTACTGCTGAGCGTACTGCGAGCCTAGCTGGAAGGCCCCGGGGTCCGCCTGGTAGCCCTGTGGGGACCACAGGTTCTGGACCGGCGCCGTCATCTGGCTGATATCGTTGAACGCAACGCCACCGGTGAGCCACCCCGTCGGGTCATCGAAGGCCCCGCCCTCACCGCCTGGCGTACTGAGATCTCCCCACGGGGTGGAGAACCCGCCGATCGTGCCGCCCGCCGGTGCCTGGTAGCTGCTGTATTGGTTGGCGTCTGCCATGATTCACCTCACTTGGAGATTGCCGCGTCGAGTTTGATGCCGCGCTTCCCTGCCGTCTCGAGCACGAGCATCGAGGGTCGGAATCCTTCTTTGGTGCCCGCGAGGTCCGCGTCGTAAATCGCGAACCGGACCACCTGGAGCCGTTGCCGCGCCATGCTGATGCGGATCTGCTCAACGTCCCCTAGAGTGTACCCCGAGCTCGCGTCGAGCGTCACCGTCTGGATCGGGGTCGTCTCATCCCAATCGACGTACACGTCGACGGTCAACGTGTGGGCGCTTCGCCACTCGCCGAGGATGGCTGCGCGGAACACTCGCTGGAGTTGGGAGATTGCCTGGATGCGGAGCCACGGGGTCTTGAGTAGCTGCACCCCCGTGTGGTCGGTCGGGCTCTGGATCAACACGTATCCGTTGATCGAACTGTGCTGCGGGGCGATGTACCGGTTCCCCCCGAAGAAGATGACGTCGACGGGCGATGCAGCCAAGCCGGTCAGGGCCGCGGAGTACGACCACCGCTTGAACTCGGTGTTGTAGATGAGGAACCGGTGCTCGTCGGTGAGGAACCAGATCTCCCCGCGGTCGTGGGGCTCCTCGATCTTCAGCACGTTGAACGAGTCGAAGTCCTCGACGGGCGCGCCAATGAACAGCACCTGATTGGACCTGTCGAGGAGCCGGATCCCGTCATTGCTCTTGAAGTAGATCCCGTCCGAAGACCGGTGGATGGAATTCGAATCGACGCACCCGACCCCCCGGGCGATCTCTGTGAGCGGACCGAAAGCCCCGGACCCGGTGTCGTTCGGGGCGATCGCTGGCATCGTGTGGATCGCCTCCTCTTCGAACACGATGATCCGGCCGTCCATATGCTCAATCGCCACGGCATCGAACCCCAGGGGCTTCACGAGCTCGGCCGCGAAACTGACCCCAACGTTGTCGGCGATCGGCTTACTCACCCAGAGACTCGATCGCTCATCAGACGACAGCACCCAGAGCCGGCCGTTCGCCTTCACCATGGAGTCGGAGGGCGGTGGGCTCACGTTCTCGAGGAACCCTCCCTCGGTGTAGAGCAGCTCGTTGTCAGCTAGATCCGTGTCGTCGACGGTGTCGGTGAGCGTCAGGGTCCCCGCAGCATCGTCTCTCCACTTCACCGAATTACCGGTGTTGAAATAGACGCTTCCGCCGTCTGTGGTGCGGTAGGCGTAGATCTCGATCCCGTAGTTCTGGCGCTCGATGAGCACGGGGGGGACGTAGAAGTCGATATCGACACTCTGGAGCGCACCACCACCGGACAGCGTGATGGCCTGCGCGGCTGACGGCCTCGACCTATAGATCCTGCCGTCTTGGGTCTGGAACTCCGCTACGAGCTTGTAGTTGTAGGTGCCATCGGACATCGAGCCGCCGGTGCCGGCGCCAGTGAGGGCAAACTCACCTTGAGTCTCGAACGGCCCCATCGGGAGATAGAACCCATCGAAGACCCCCAGATAACCGCCGGTGCGCAGTAGAGAGCGGCCGAAGTTTGTCGAGCGTTTCGCGCGCCCGTGAGTTTGGTACCGAACCTCAACCGCCTGCTCGATAATCTGGCCGTCGCTGATCAGACGCATTCGACGACGGCCCCCGAACCCATAGAGACCGGTCGCGTGGTTTGCGATCTCGCTCATCTCGCCAACCGACGCGAGTTCACCAGCGGCGTCTCCGAGGGCCTTTGCGGCCACCGACCAACTGATCGCCGTGGAGCCGGTGCGCAGGTGCTCACCGTTGACAACCAGGTAATAGGTTTCTTGCAGCGACTGAGTGGAGGCGATCGGCAGATAGATGGCCCGATTGTCGTCGAACATCTTCGCCACGATGGTGGCGTGGTAGAGGCTGCGCGGTGGTCTGGTGGAGGCGCCGCTCGATGTCGTGTGGCGCATGCAGAATATGTAGTTCGGGACCCCCCCGGCGGCAGCGTACTCAACAGCGACCTGGGTGAAGGCCGTGCCCTCCCCCCCCCCGGTGATCCGCACGACATTCGCGGTGTCGGTGCTCACGTCGCGCGGACCGAACGACACCGAGACATCGTTCAACCCGCTGGCGCCGATCACGGAGTACCGTGGACGGCTCGAAGAGTTGCTCTGCCACGTAAGGATGTGGCGGCTCTGCGCCGAGACGCGGGCCACCGAGAGAACGTTCTTCGGCTGCTCCGCGTGGAGGGATGCGTCAGCCTGCAGGACGGTACCGTCGACCCGCACTCCTATGTGGTAAATCTCTCCGGCGGCGCCATTGAAGTAGTAAATATCCAGGTAGTCGGATCCAGACCGCCACGCCACATCCCAGAGCGCGGACGTCGGAAGCACCAAGGCCTGGCCCGAGGAGGTCCCGAGCGTCACGGTGTTGAACACCTGCCATTGGATGACGCTACCCGTACTGAATATCCAACCGAGCGACTCGTTCCCGGTCTCCTCAAAAACCACCGGCTTGAATTCGGTGGTGTTGATTTTACTCTGCTCGTACACGACCCGGCCTGTCGCGTCCTCGGTCACCCGCAAATAGGCGGTCCCGAAGTCGGCGGTCAGGTGCCAGACCTTCGTTGTGTAACCGTTCACGGACGCGGTTTGCACCTGGGCCACGTCGGTAGTTCCTTTGGAGATCTTCTCGACAACCGTGCGGGCCGCTGGGGCCCATTGGGTGTTGTTATACGTCTGGTCGTACCCAACGAACTCCAGGCGATCGCTATCGGGGTCATATGTGCCTACAGCACGCTTTGCCGTGCTGTCCCCAGCGTCCCACAGGCCTTCGAGGTAGACGTTTCCCCGGTGCTCCATCGCGGTGTCGAAGAACTCGCCGCGCAGAGATCCGCTCCCATTGTAGAACGGCCCCACTACGACGCCGGCCAGCAGCTTGCGGACCGCCCCATCTTTGTCGAAGTACCCGTTCTCGACGACGGCGTTGAAGCCCTTAGGGAGCAGCTTGTCGACGATCTTGTTATTGACGCCGACGGCCAGAGGGATCTCGATGGGTGGGTGCTTTTTTAGAGCCATCACCACACCACCAATCTGACGGTGACACTCGCGCTACACGCAAGTGGCAGGTGTTTGGAGAGATCCGCGTCCGACGCGGCGACGCGCCACACAATGGCCGGTCCCTGAATGTCTGCGAGGTACCAGCCCCTGATCTTCCTATCGAGACCGTGCGCGACGAGGTTCTCGATCCCCGCAGTGAGGGAGATCCCTTGGTTGTTGCCGGCGTTCTTCTCGATGAACTCTGCCGACAACTGCGGCCGGCGCTCGCCAGCGATCTCGTCGGTGACCGTTCGGATCTGCTGCTGCATCACCTCCAGGTCAAAGGGGGTGACCGCTTCACCAGTTGGCTTGTGCTCTTTGAACTCTGGGATCATCGCCTAGGGCTCCGCGGCAACCACCTGGATGGCCCCAGTGTTGAATCGTGCTTGCAGCTGCGTCTTCCCCCCACCGTCGTCGGCGGCGAACAGGCGGACCTCATTCGTGGGGGAGCCGGCCGGCGCAGTCCTCTCGGCAAACGAGACCGTGTTGTCCTCCATGGCAAACCCGAGCCCCCCGCTGTTCGTGGCCTCGAAGTTCAGCGCGAATAGGCGCTCGGCGAACGTCACCTGCACGGAGACCACGGGGCCCACTGTCACGTCGCCGACAGCCATCACCAGTCCTCGAGGCGGTCGAGTTCCCCGCCCCCGCTGTAGCGTACGTCGACGACGTGCACCGGCTCGTTTGCGTCGCGGTTCTCCGCCGACTCCATCATCGACTTCTCGATTACACTCCGCTCAAACGCGAGATCCTTGATGTCCTGCTCCCCTTTGATCACGCATTTGATCGCGGCGTCGACGACGATCCACCGGCTCCACCCAGAGATCATCCCCGTTGCCAGGAGATCCGCGTCGGCGACCAACACCGTCACCTGTGGCGCGTAGAGGATACGGCCGGTGTACGCCTGGTTGGGTGATGGGGTGAAGACGATGTTCGAGCCCCGCAGCATGTAGCGGAGAGCCTCGATGTCGCGCAGGCCACTGGGGAGGCGCCCAGAGAATCGGTTGCGCTCGGCGTTCCCGTACCTGCGCACTGAGTAGAACTCGTTCTGAGTGCTCCCTGAGATCAGGATATCGACGCCGTTGAGCTTGAAGAAGTCGGCGGGCAGCGCGTATTCGCTGGTGCTCCCCACGATGGCAAGGGCCGCCGTGGTCTCGAAATACGGCTCGTGGATAGCGATGAGCTTCTCGTAGAGCGCCTCGTACGAGTCGTTGATGAAGTCGTCGAGCTGGGTGTTCGGGACAAAGCCACCCGACGGCAGATCCGCGAGCGACAGTACCCGCGCCCGCAGACCTGCCAGGTCGGTTCGAGCCATTGTCCCCTACTCCCTGGTTTCGTGGTCCATCATCGCGATGTCGAACGCCCTGCGGAACGCGGTCATTGCCTCGCGCGGTTTGTTGTCCTGTAGCGCGACGCTCAGATCCGCCATGGCGTTCTCCATGCCCATCTCCTCAACCTCCGGCTCCTCGATGGGGCTCTCCCCACCGGGGCCGCCGATGGCGTTGAGGATCTCGTCGGTGCTCCCGCCGTATGCCATTAGGCTACCGGGGTCGTTCCGTCTTGGAACATGACGTCGAAGCTGATGCGGTTGTCTGCGTCAGCGGCGATGTCGGCCAAGAGCTTCTGGGTGTACTCGAGAAGGGCCGAGTACAGGTAGATGATGTCATTTGCGTGGGCGCCAGGGACGATCCCGATGTTCAGGAACCCGGGGGCCGCCGCGATGTTGGCGTTGGCCAGGGTGACGGCGTACTCGGCGAGCGTCGCCACCGCGAGCGCCGGGGTGTTGCCCCCCATCTCCGTGTCGCCAATACCGTCCCACGCCTGCACGTCGATGACGGCCGCGGTGTCCGTATTGGTCCCCTTCGAGATCATCAGGCGGACGATGACGTCGGACCCAGCGTCTAGATCCGCGGGCTTCGGTACCGGCGGGAACTGGATCTCGTCAACCTCGGTCGCGGCCCAGACGACGCGGAGCGCCTTGTCGGTGGCGGCATTGACGCGAGCGAGGGCCGGGACGCTATCGGACGCGAGGAGCCCGCCGTGCGCCGCGAGATTCTGGATGGCATCGCCCGCAATCTCTCGAGCTGCCGCGACGTCGAGCGGGATCGACATGGTGCTGACCTTCAGCACCGAGATGGCGAGAGTTTTGTTGGCGGCCGAGTAGGCGCCGAACTTGATCTCGTACCCGATCGGAGCAACGAGGCGGATATCCGCAAGCGCGCTCAGCATGTGGGCGTATGGTTGCCGGAACGTGAGCAGGTAGAGGCCGACGCCGGTGCGGGTGACGGAGAAGCCACGGCCCTTCACGGCGGTTGGGGCGCTGGTGCCGGCAGGCGCAAAGCTACCGGAGACAATCTTGACCCCGGCGTTGAAGTGCTTGAGTTCGTACGAAGTGAGTTGAGTCATGGTGGATTACCTATCGCTCATCCTTGGTATCCGTTCTGGAACTAGGGGGGTGGGCGCTTGGATACGAGGGCGCCCACCCCCGACAGACTGGCTAGGTCTGCGAAGATCAGGTGGGGAGAGTGACCCGCACGTTCCGACCGGGTGCCCGACCACCGAGCTGGCCGTAGTAGCCAACACGGAACTCGTCACCATCTGCAGACGACAGACGGAGCAGCTTGTTCCCGTCACGCTGGAGAATGCGCGGGCACTTCTTCAGCGAGTAGAACTTCCAGCACCGCATATCGAGGCCCCATGCGATGTTGGGCTGGCAATCCTGGTCGGCGATGACCTTGATCAGGCCCTTCGGACCCTGCACCTCGTAGGCCGGGAAGTTGACCTCGGCGGTCGCGTGCACCTGCACATACTCCCGCTTCGAGCCCAGGATCTTCCCGAGGTCGCCCCACCGCTCCATCGACATGAAGTAGTGAGTGACCCGCCCACCGTGGCGGCCAGCTCGGACCGCACCGTTGATGAGCGCTTCCTCGATGTTCTCGCCGTTGGTGGTCGAGTCGTATCGAGCACCGCCCAGGCGCACGCTGTCCGCCGTGCGGTCGACGCCGAAGAACGCGGTCGAGGTGACCGAGCTCGGCATCCACGCATCGAGGCCCTTGACCTTGGCGTTGAGGTCGCCGCTGGTGAGCAAGTAGTCACTCGCCGCCAGGTCGGTCATCACGGTGTTCCAGGCTGCGGAGGTCGCGGTCAGGACGCCCGTATCGCGGTCGATACCAGCGAGGATCTCCTGTCCCGTGTCGTACGCTCCGCCGTCCGTGGACGTACCGCGAAGAACCATCCCGACCTCGAAGGCTACGCTGTCCTCGGGGTTGGCAAGGGTGATGACTTGGGCAGAGACCGTCGAGCCCGCCGAGACCTGACCGATGGAGCCAGTCCCGTTGCGGTAGAGGCTCGTCGCCAGCGAACTGGAGATCGCCTCGAACGCGCTGTCGAATTCTGTCGTCGCGGCATCCATGAACGCGTCGGCGTCGTCCTCCGCCGCATCCATGGTCTCCCCGTCGATGGAGGCAACCGCGTAGTCCTTCGCACGAGTGAGGACAAAGTCCTCGATCTGCGTCGGCCCGCTGTTGGTCTGCGCGGTCGCGAATGCCGCCGAGCGGCCCGCGATGTTCCCGTAGATGATCGGGATCGGCAGGTTCTTACCCTTGAACTTCTCGTCCTTCATCAGGAGCGCGAGAAGCGGGTGGTCGTTGTAGGTGAGACGCTCGACCTCGTCGTCCGTGTAGTGGACTTTCAGGGCGGCGTCAAAACTGGTGAGATCCAGCGAGGCCATGTGCAAAGCTCCAAGCGGAGCTGATGTCCGATGGACCTATTCGTCCACAAACACCAGCGTTGCAGCCGAGGTCTTGAGCCGCTCATCGCGGTCCTTGAACGGCTGGACCGCGCGAGGCGGGGCCGTAGCACCTTGGCTGGCTGTCAACGTCTTGCCCGGCTTTGCTTTGGGGGCTTCTGGATCTGGCGTTGGGGCCGCGGGGTCGGTCTCGGGGGGAGGATTCCCACCGTTCTCGGCCCTGGCCTTCAGGATCTCGTCGAAGGTCTCTTTGAAATCTGGCAATTCAGAGAGGTTCTTCACGAGTTCCTGCATCTTCGGAACGTAGTACTTATTGACGACCTTTGCGGCTTCGCCAATTTCAAGGATCTTAGGTTCTCCGAAGGCTTCCTGAGTCCTTTGCGCATGCTGCTGGATGACAGCGAACACCTCGTGCCCAAGGTCCGCATGTCGCAGCATTTCCAAACCGTCTGTAGTGTCGATGTGGGTCTTGATCTCGGCGTTGTACGACTTGTGAGCCGCCTCGGCATCGCGTCGCTGCTTGGCCTTGGCCTCGGTATCCTGGGCCTCGGTCTGTGAGGCTCGCCACTTCTCGAACTCCGCGAGCTTCGTCTGGGTCTCCCGGAGTTCGGCCTCGAGCGGGTTGGTCGGTTTCTCGCCCTGCTCCTTGAGCCATGAGTCGGACCACTCTTGGAGTGACCCGCCTGCGTCGGTCATCACCCCGTAGTCCTTCGAGTCGACGCGCTTCTTCAGTTCCCGGAGCTGCGCGAGCTCATCCTCCGACTCTTTGATCTTCTTGTCTCGAGTCTGTAGATCGCGGCTCTTCCGCATCATGGCCTCGAGCTGCTCGTTGTTCCCCGGTGGGGTGGCGGCGGGCTTCTCGGGCTCGGTGGGGGCTGGTTTGTTGGGGTCTACTGGATCGGCGGGGGCCGCGGGGTCGCCGCTCGGTTTGGCGGCGGCGGGGTCCGGTTTGACCTCCGTCGCCGCGGCCGGGAGCTTGACGCGCTCGGCGAGCAGGTGCGGTTCAATCGGAGTCGCAGGGGCCTCGGCGGGTGCTTGTGCGGGCGTCGTCATCGCTTCTGATTTTGTAGGCTACTTTTCGTCGACTGGCAAGTGCTACGCCGCGACGGCCGGTGCGACCTGTGGTGGCATCCCCTGGGGTGGTCCGGCAGCCGCGGGTGTACCCGGTGCTCCGGGGCCCCCAGGTGCGCCGGCAGAGTCCACCACCGGTGGTGGTGGCGCCGCTGCCTTCATGAGGATCCCGGCGTCGCTCATCCACCTAGTCAGTAGATTGCGGCGGGCCTCCGGGGTGCCGTCGTGCTTCGACCTGAGGTACGAGGCCAGCATCCGCTTCATCCCGATCTGGAGGTTCTGGGTTGAGTCGGGTGGTAAATACACCATGTCGGCAATCAACTGCTCACGATCGAGGTCGTCCATATCCTTCGTTGTGGCCTCCTCCAGCTCCTCGTCCTCGGGCTCGCGGTAGATCATGTCGTCGATCACCTGGTCGATGTCGTCGACCGCCGCAGTGACCAAAGACACCGCGTCCTCGAGATCCGGCATGTCCATGAGCTGCATCCCCTCCTCTTTGGACAGATACCCGGCCTGGATCCACTCGTCGATCTGCGCGTAGCGGGCCGCCGGGGTCTTCGGGAGCATCGAGGTGGGGAAGATGCTCATCTCGTACTGGTTCTCCTCGATGTCGATCTCCGAGAAGAGGATCGTCGAGAGGAACCGGTTGTTCGCGACCTTCACCTGTAGCTCTGGGTGCTTTGTGTAGAGTTCTTGGGCCAGGATCACCACGAGCCGCGCGAGGTCCACGAAAGTATCCTCGTACGACTGCTGCACGACGGCGAAGCGCTCCGAGCCGATATCGTCGTACTCGCGCAGGGCCTTGCCGCTGTTCAACCCGCTCGGCTTCTTGCCCGTAGCGCTCATCTGGTTGACGCCGGTGTTCTCGTAGGCCTGCTGGATCAGGAACCCAATCTGTTCCCGGCGCCCTGGCGTGACGTTGTTGGGATTCATGACGGTCGGGGGTGCCGAGCCCGACGCGTGGGTGAGGACCGCGCCGATCCGGTTGACCCAGTGGCTCTTCGGGATCTTCGCTCCCTCCTCGACGATAATCCTCGAGACTGATAGGTCGAGTTCGCGCTCCATCGCGTCGACGTGCTTGTTGATGCTGACCTGGATCCCGGTGATCTGGTCGACGATGCCCAACCCCGTCATCCCGAGCACGGGCGCCCCGTAGAGGAAGAGCGAGAAGGGGAAGCGGTCGTACTTCCACTCCTCATCGAGGAGTGTGTCGTTGTCGATGGTCATCGCCCGCCGCCCGTCCTTCGCATTGGGCCCGGACGGCAGGTGCCAACTCTCAACGATCTGGATCATGTCCGAGAGGTTGCGGTGGGCGGCGATGCCCGCGCTGGCCTTGGCCTGTGGGGCCATCTTGATCTTGACCGCGTGCTCGTTCTCCGTGCCGTCGTCGTTCATCCCCCAGTCCTGGAGCACGACCTCGCGCGACAGAAACTTCCGCTGGTGGATTTGTTGGGGCATCCCCTCGCTGGCCTCGGAGTCGTCGTAGAGCAGCTCGTCGATGAAGACCCGCTCGATCTTGATCTTCTTCTCCTCCCAGTCGATCCAAGACTTATAGACTCCGGTGCCCGTCATCCCGCCGTCGCGGAACACCACGGGGCCCTGTTTGTAGACCTTGGACTCTTGGAACACGCCGAGCACGAACTTCGAGAGCTTCTTGGCGTGACGCTTCAGGCGGTAGTCGGCGCCGTCGGTCATCACCACGGGCCGCGGCCGCTCCTTGGCGATGTGGGCGGTGGCCGTGTCGACCACAGAGCGACAGACGTTGATGCGGACCCGACCGTTGCGCCGGCCCTGGGTGGTGGCGAACGTCAGCGGCGACAGGCCGAAGACCGGGAGATTACCGTAGAGCCGCACACGCCGGAGGTTGTCCTCATGCTTGTGCATCTGGTGGGAGTCGAGGAACCGCACGGTGTCGAACACGGCCTTGTGGACGTCTTTCTCACGCCCCTGCGCCCTAGACTTCCACCAGTACTCGGGCCTCTGATTGGTTCGTCCCGCCTGCTCGTTGTATCGATAATCACCCACCGGTCACTCCGGACGGGGAGCCCCCTACTCGGGGTAGAGCTCCTCATCGGTAAATCCGGTGCTCGGGTCGACCCCCTGCTCCTCCGGCACGTCCTCTGGGTCGATCTCCGGCTCCGGCACGACGAACGCGCCGGGGGAAAACGTCACCTTGAGGTCACCCGCCTCGAAGCCCTGGACCTTCTGCTCCCTGCACCACGAAATGAAGTCTTTGACCGTGCTCAGGTCTGTAAATAGCTTCTCTACACTCATCCGAATAACGCCTCCACCTCGTCGGGCTCCTCGAGGTCGGCCTCGTCGGCCTCTATCAGCTCTTGCTCGAGCTTGTCGTAGTATTCGTCGGTCCCGGCTTTCGGCTGCTCCTCCACCGGCTCATGTCGATAGTGCCTCGCCTCGCGCCATGCGTAAAGGCCGGCGTCCGCGCAATCGTTCGGGAACCTGTCGTCCTCGTGCCCAGAGTCGTCCTTCTGCAGGGCCTCCCACTCGGTGATCAGTGTACCGCATCGAGTGGGGTCCACGTGGATCAAACCCTTTCGGAAATCGGCGTTCATCGCCTCCTGAAACGCCAATTTGTCTTTCTTCTCGGCGGCGATGAGGGCGAGGTGGTGCCGGCGCCGCATCTCCTCGACGATCATCTTCCCGAGGGCCCCGGTGTCGACCACCGTCTTGAGCGGCCCGTACTCGTCCTGGAGCTGGCGGATCCTCTTGGCGACGTCGGTGATGTCCATGCCGCTCTTCTTCTCGGACCGCACGAACTGGCACCACGGGACGTCCGGCGAGAACGCGACGACGACGAAGGCCGTTGCATCGTCGTGCCCCAGGTCGACGCCGAGGATGTAGAACCACTCGTACCCCTCGCGCGACGCGGTGGTCCACCGGTACCGGTTCTTCTCCGGGTCCCACTTGTAGACCATCGACCCGTGGTCCCGAACCCACAGCGCCAGCCACTCGCGGTTGAGGATCGGGTCGTCGTCGTCCCAGTTCTTCTCTATCTTCTTGGCCTTCAACCAGTTCTTCGCGCGCTGGCGCCAGTTGCGCTTTCGTCGCCACTTCGGGAACAACGGGTTGTCCAACACGGTCCAGTGGTGCTTCGACCACCCGGAATCCACGTTCATCGTAGCGTCGTAGAACATCCCGGCGCACGCGCGTGATGGCGTGCCGATCATCATCACGGTGCCGCTGTAGTCCTCGAGCGTCGGCTCCAGCACCTCTTCGACGAGCTGCTCGAGGTAGGCCTTAAACGATGCGGTCTCGTCGAGCACCACGAGCAGGAAGGCGATCCCCCGGAACTTCTCGATCTGATCGAGCTTGTCGGCGCCCGCCACCCAGATCTCGGAGCCGTTCGGGAAGTGGGCCACCAGGTCGGAGAGCTTGAACGTGATCCCCAGCTTGTAGTGTCGGTTGAGGCGCTTGAGTTCTGGCCAGATCAACCGCTGTGCCTGTTTGCTCGTGATGGTGAGGTAGCCGCAGAGGGCTCCGGGTCGGTTCAGACACTCGCGCACCAGGTACGCGGCGGCCGTCGTGGTCTTCCCGGCTCGGCGACCGCAGCGGGCGGCCTTCCTGCGTGACGGGTCGCGGATGAGCTTGAGCTGGTGGTTGAACAGGTGCTCGAGGACCCGCTCACCCTCACCCGTGTACGCACCCACGGTGGTCTCGAGGTACCTCTCACTGTGGCGGTACCGAGCCTCGTCGCTCACCTGCCTGCTGCGGCGGTGGAGCTTCCGTAGGGCCTGGCGGATGAGGGTAGCGGGTACGGGCATGCGTCACCCACAGCATACACCGCCGGGCTGCGTTACTTCAGTCGCCGGACCTTCTTGATGCAACACTTCGGGAGAGCGAGCGTGTGGTCGTAGTGCTCCGGGCCAATGCTCTGGGTGATCACGAGACTCCCATCTTCGTCCTTGCGCGTGACGAGACCCACAGACCGAACCACCAGCCCGATTGGTCTCGATCGCTCGGTCACCTGTTCGGGTTCGTGCCACGACCCACCGATGGAGTGCGGGTCAATCCACGTGACTTCTACGGGGTACGGCTTAAACGGCTTGCTCATATTCTATCGACCTCGAAGAAGGTCCCCGGGCTCTGGGACCCCTCGGCCCCGAGCCCGGGTGGTTTCTGGGTCAGTACTTCATCCCGGGGCGTAGTTCCTTCCGGCCGCTCGCCCGGGGCGCTGTGTTCTCCGATGTCGCGGTCGAGTGCATCGGGTTCTTGCCCCCGCCCCCGTAGCCGCCGCTCTTCTTGCCGCCCTTCTTCCCGCCGCCCTTTTTTCCGTAGCTCGCCATCGTGTTCCTCCATGAATGAATTGGCCAATAGTCTCATGAGTACCACACGGGGCGCAGATGGTCGATCAAGACGGGGAGAACCCCTCCGGCAGTTCAGCGCACTGCCACCCGGCCGCCTTGAGGTGCCCACCGCCGCCACGACCCTTCGCCACGGCGCCGACGTTGACTCCCGGCTTGTCCGTGTAGAGGCTGATGGTCCAGTGCTCGCCGCCGGCATTGTAGAACGCGCACACGGCGTCGTACTTCTCGGGGTCCCACACCGACTCGAAGATCTGGGAATTGCCGCGCGCTACGTTCATGCAGATGCAGCGGAGCCCGTCGATCTCTGCGTCGAAGGAGAAGGCGCAGATCTCGGCGTTGTGGCTGGCGACGTAAGCGAGGATGGTTCGCCCCTGCTCAATGATGCTGTTCGCTCGCCAGTTGCCGTTTCCCGCCTCCCATAACCAGCCCCAGCCCTCGGCGTCTGGCGCCCACGCGTGTTGACGCATACCCCACTGAAACGGCATCACGGTCTCGTGCGCGCCGAGATCCCAGACGTCGTAACGGCCGAGGAGCCACACGGCGAGCGGTAGTTCTTCGTCTGGGAACAACGCGCCCCATGTGAGTTCACAGCCGGCCTTCTCGACATCCAAGACATCGAGTTCCGGGAAGGGGCGTTCACCCTCCATGATTTTGTCGTACTCTTCGATCGCCGTCTTGTGGTGGTCGATCCACGTCACTTCGCAGATGTCGAACAGCTCGATCATCCGCTCGAACGGTTGGAGCGCGCAGTCGACCATGAACACGCGGTTGCCGCGGAACTGCTCGAGGTCGATGGGGTCGCCGTACTGGTAGGGGACCAGGATGGCCTCCGGGAACCGGCGGAGCACGATTGCCGCGGAGCATTTCCCGTCGAGGTCAACGCGGTGGTAGATGCAGAAGGTTTTCATTGGCTATCCTCGATGTGCCCGAGTTCCTCGAGCAACTGCTTCGCGTCGTCGTACCATGCGCCTACGGTGTCACCATCGCGTTCGCCGGGGGTGCGGGTGCGGAGACTCATTGCCCGGATCAACATGTTGGCGAGTTTCACGGCCTCTAGTTTGTCTCTGGCCTCCCCCTCGTACACCAGAGCCGAGATCTGCCTCTCGCTGACCTCCAACCGGCCCACCCGCTCCTCGATCCGCCCAAGGTTGATACCGAGGCGGATGTGGTTCCCATCACAGAGCCCACACACCTGAGCCGCATCGATGTTGTACCCACCATCTAGGCGTGGCGTCACCTCGAACGTTTCCCCCCCACACCGGGTGCAGTGGTGACGGTTGCTGCACGATACATCCAGCTTGGCGTCGGAGAGTTCGGCTTTGCTGAAGTGGATGAAGCTCACGACAGCACCTCGGAGACCGGTTCGTAGATCTTCTGGAAGTAGTCTGCATTCTCCGGGTAGTAGGTATCCCCGATGGCCGCCTTTATCACCCAATCGCCCGGGCAGACTGTGTGGTAGCCGCCGACAGAAAACTCAAGCTGCCCGGCTCTTGTCACTCCGTGGTCGTGGAACTTCTCTCCGCACTCGGGGCACGGGGAATCGCCATCAACATCGGGTCGGCGGAACCGGCGTACGACCTTACCCTCACTGAGGAACGATTCACCGTCGGCGCCCGTCAGGGTCTCGCATGCGTCCTCTGGGTGGTCGCCGTTCTTGTACCACTGGTGGGCTTCGTAGATGTGGATCTTCCTGAATCTGGACATGCTTTCTCCTGTGCTGGTTCCGTCCATCGCAAGTACCGGCCTCTTGTCGCGGTAGATGAGCGGCGCGTTATCTGGAACGATGTTTGCCCTCGCCGTCATGATGGGGGTGGTGAGCCCATCGCTTTGTTCACGGCCTCTGCCGTCAATTTGGTCAGATACTCCCTCGCCTCATCACCGACCATCCCCGCCGGCAGTGCGATGTCGAGCCTGAGCACCCACTCGTCGCTATCGTCGGAGCGGGTCCAAAGGTCGTCGTCTCTACGTGCGTGGAACAGGTATTTCTTTCCCCACATCCTCATGGTCGCCCCTTCTTTTCATCCGTCGTGTAGGAAGTTCGGTAGCCGTGCTCCTCGAATCTCTTCAGCGTCCAAATATCGTTGGCGACGCTCTCCATGTAGTTTCGCAACTCCAAGACGTGGATTGCGGCGGCTTCGTATTGGGTTGACCGCGTGCTGTCTCGGATAAGCGGTAAAAGCTCGTCGATGCGGTTCAGCTTGCTCTCAAGCGCTTCCTCTGTCGGCCTGAGGCTCATCTCTACCCCCTCGGCAGGTGCCGGCCGTCCTGCATCTGCCGAACGTGCTCGATGGTCCGCGGGTCGTTCACCACGTCGATGATGCTCGTGGGCTTCCCGGTGCCCGTGCGCTCCGCTCTGAGCTTCGCCTTTACCGAGTCCCACACCTCGATGGGGATTGACCCTAGGTCGATGACGAGGTGCATCCCTCGGAGGAACTCGGGGCGGTCCACGTCAGCCGGCGGGTTCCCTGCGCGCAGCCTGTAGTTGTTCGCGTTGTCCTCCTCGAACCACAGGTGCCTGACGGGCGGCTTCTTGTTCCCGTCGCGCACCGCCGTGATGAGGCAGGCGTAGGTCACGCGGATGCGGGCCTGCTCGAGGTTCTTCCGGGTGATGGGTTCAATCCGCCGGTTTTTGATGCGCTCGAGGCGGTTGGCCTCCTGCATGATGCGGGCGAGGCTAGACATTGGCGAGTTCCCAGTCTCTCGCCTGTCTCCACGCTGGGTACGCCGAGGCCGCAATTGACGGTCCCTCGGTCGGCGTTTGTTTGACACCACTGGGGTCCTCGCCAATCTCCACGCGCGTGCATTCGGACCTCTTGGTTATCCGAGACACATTGGCGGTCGGCTTCCGGTCTTCCTTCACCGGGTGGCGCTTGCACCTCCCGGTCTTCACGATCGCATGGCATCTGGCCATGGTGCATTGGACAAACTCAGCTAGTGGCATCTGCCAACTCCGATTCCAAGAACCCTGGATAGCACCGAGGGGTACGGGGCCGCACTACCGCGGCCATTTTGTCTACGTCGAGGTAGTTGTCGTACATGTCAGAGATGAGTTGCGCCGACCACTTCGGTTGAGAGAGCAGTGTCTCAAAGTTGAGGCGCACAGTCTCGTGGCCGCTGTACTTGGCAACGGTCCGCAGGCCGGTCCGTAGATCCTGTGGGATGAGTTGCCTGATGATGCTTGGACGGCTCAGCATTTCGCTAGCGCCAGCAGCTCGTTGGAATTTTGCACGGCTCATGGCCTGCTGGGTGATGTCTCGGTCGAGCCATAGGACCCGATAGCCAAAGCACGTCGGTGGTTGTTCGCCATCTGCGTCCATCACCCCAGGGCCCAACCACTTCACAGCATCCAGCATGTCGAGATCGGCGAACGCCGTCTTGCTCTCGAACGTCGGGTAGCGCCCAGGCACACGGAGCCCCGCAGCTGCCAGCATCTGCATCACCAGCGAGGTCCCACAGCGACCGAGGCCCGCTATGAGCAGCTTGCTAGGCATCCTGCTTCATGGCGTTGATCGCACGGGCCATCCGCTCAGGGTCCAGCCTGTTCAGGTGGACGGTGGCCGTGCTCACGATCTCGGCGAGTTGGGTGGGTGGGATTTGAACGTAGGAGTTGAGGCGGAGAGTCGAGCGAGCTGCGCGCAGGGCGTCGAGCACCTCGTCCCTCGTGAACTCGTGGGCCCACGGTGGACCATCCGGTTTGCACAGGCGATCAGCGGCCTGCGCGACCGTGATGTGGGTGACGTGCGACATCAGTCGCCGGAGTCAGACGCTCCGTCGGGGCCGCTGTTCAAGGAGCCCTCGGTTGTGGTCTCCTTTTCGGCCCCGGGCAGGGTCGTGTCCACGTCATCGCCGTACACGTGGCGCAAGCGCTTGACGGCGGCGACCCTCACCGACGGGCGGGTCTCGTAGTGGATTACCGCGCGCAGCCAGTTCTTGGCGTCCTCGGCCCCATCTCCGTCCTTGGGGAACATCGAGCGGTTGATCTTGGTGATGGCGTCTCTGGCCGCTAGATCGCAGGTCGGAGCCTCCTGGGGCACGACGCCACCGTGACCCGCGGCACCGGCCGTGGGTTTGGGTGGCTCTTCCTTCACCGTGGCGGGTTGCCCGTGGAACACCGGGGCCCCGACGCACACGCCGTAGACCACCGCCAACCGAGCCCGATCGGCCAGTGGGGTGGTGTCGCGGTGCGGAGGGAAACCACCACCAGTCAGGCAGCGGTGAACGTCTTGGATTGTTCGCTGGTGCTCGTCGCCCGGGGAGCCCGTACAACCCACACCGTAGAGGCCGAGCGCCCGCAGCGCATCGACTACGCGCTCGACAATCTCGAGGATCTCGGACTGCTCTACGTCGGTGCGCGGCTTCATCGTGGCTGCTCCATCTTCTCTCGGTGGTCTTGGGGGTTGTAGGTATCCCACGGGGTGACAAAAACAAAGCTCGACAGGTGGGCGAGGATCGCGGGGCACCCCTCGATTGATTCACCGTCAATCTTAGAGGCCTTTGCCTGGTCCATCCCATCCTTGGTCCCGTAAATGGCTACGGTATCACCGATGAGATACGCGACGACGTTCTTGAGGGTTTCGTCGCAGCCCGGGGTGAGGTTGTAGTTCGGCTTGAAGCTACCACCGTGGCGCGGGTTCATTCCCTCGCGCCACTTGAGCCAGCGAAGACGTGTTCCCGGGTGCGGCTTCGTCTCCTCGACCTCCTCGGGCTTCTCAACCTCCCGAGGCGGGGTCTCGGGTTTGTCGTTCTTCGCTGCTGTTGAGGCTCGTGGCATCTAGGCGCTCCCTGAATTGCTTGAACAGGATGTATGGGTTGTACACCACGCGAAAGCGATCGGGCAACCGCTCGCAATCGCGCGTCCAGTGGGTGGTGAGGATCGGCTCGCCCGGCTGGTGGCCCACGGTCTCCAGCATCTTCGCGGCGATGCCGAAGTGCCGGACGTAGAACCGGGTGAAGATGAAGTGGATGACGAGGTGGCCGTCGATGCGCTCGTAGCAGCAGAACCCCACGAGGTGGGTGGGGTCCTGGTCGTAGCACGCCACCACGGTCTCGCAGGTCTCGAGCAGGCCCTCGAGGATCTTCCGGTGGTGGGAGTGGAATATTTGGCGCGGGATGTTCTTGGCCCACAGCGAGTCGCGCGCGTAGGTCTCGCGCCAGCTCTTGAGGATGTAGTGGACGTCGCCGTCGACCGCCATGCGGATGCGGACGGGGGTGGTGCGGGCTGGTTGTTCTTGGGTCTCGGTCATGTGGTCGACTCTTCGAGTTTTGTCGCATCCTCGGCGGTGAGTGTAAGAATACCGACCGACAGAGCAAAAGTGTCACAATGCGCCAGTGCAGATGCGAGGCCCGCCTCCTCCAGGTGTTCGTCGAATAGCTTCTGGAACTCAACAAACGGCGATGGTTGGTTTTCGCCACACCGAACCTCCCCGTTCGGTAAGATCTCCACCGGTGGTTTACCGGCGGGGCAGCTATCCAGGTGCGGGCAGCCGCTGTTCAGAATCTCTTCTAGTTCTTCAATCGTTTTCTTTTCGCTCGCCATCACTCTCCTCCGCGGCCGGCAATCGCCAGCCTTAATCGTGACAAAATCTCAGGGTTCTCGAGCAGCATCGTGATGAGCTCGTCGTCGGTCATCCGGTCGATGTCGTCGAGCTTCTGCTGCTCCCGCTCCTCGCGCGACAGGTCGACGAGGGCCCGGACGTACCGGGCGAACTGCATGGTCTCCTTGGGCTGGAGGCCGGTATTGCGTTGGGATTTGGTGAGAAGGTTCGTGAGTTCGTTGCCGAGGATGGCTTGGGAGTCGGTCATCAGCCTGTGGACCGGGGGGACTATCAGTGCGTCCCGCAGGTCCACCACCTGGGGCTCCCTGGTCTGGGTCTCCACCGTCATCGGTGGGTCTTTGCCATCGCTCGACACGTTTAGCCTTGGTGCCTTCTTCTTGCTCTTCGACCGCTTCGACATGGTTGTAGCATACGCGTTGGTCGCGCCGTCTACAGGGCTACCAGCTCTCCTGCTCGCGCTTCTGCTCCTCGCAGAACTCGCCATACTCCTCGAACGTCATGTTGAGCTTCGTCCTCAACTCCTCGAGCCGCTCCACCCCGTCGTCGTGGGTGGCCAGAACCTCCTCGGCCCTCCTTTTGGCGACGTTGATGGCCTCCATGTTCGTCTGGATGAGCTGCTCGGCTCGCCGTCGGACGTGAGCCGTCCTCTCGTACTCCTGCCGCACGCACCCGGGGCAGTGTTTGGGTAGATCCTCTATGCTCAGAGTCCCCAACGCGGTGAACTTCCCGCACCTCGTGCACTTCACCACCCGGACGAACGCCGCGTCCTCCCCGTCCCTCACCACCCCGCGCCTCTCGACTGAGTCGATGGCAAACCGCGCCTGGGTTTGTAGGTAACCGGCGCACTCCGCGCGCTTCTTGTGCTCGCACCCGTCGAAGCTGTGCGCCGCAATTTTCGCCAACGTGTTCAGTAAAACAAGCGTATCCATGGTCTTCTCCTTGGTTGTGGTCATCGAATGTTGACGGCTCGAGCGATTACCCCGATGAGTCGCCGCTCCTCGGTGGCCGCCCGGTCGTACACCTGGCCCGTGGCCTTCTTCGTCAGGATGCGGTACTCGGCTTTCCGGGTTCGAGCCCACTCGAGCAGTTCACCCCGCTCCTCCGCGGTGAGCCCCGGGGGTTTTCGGGTCTCGTGGTCGATGGTGCCCCGCACGTCGAGGAGTAGCTCGGCGTCGTGCGCGGTGCGGATGTCGATACCGTCGATGGTCATAGCGGGAGTACCTCCTGAGATAAGCGGCGTGCTGCGATCTCGCAGTACTTTTCAATCGCCTCGACACCTATCGCCGAGAGGCCTAGATCCTTGGCGGCCCGAAGTGTGGTCCCACTCCCCATGAATGGGTCGAGGACGCTCTGGGGCTCGTCCGGGCACTTCTGGATTGCCCACTTCATCACATCAAGCGGCTTCTGTGTCGGGTGGTCTCGGGGCTCCCGGCCTTTGCGAAGCATTCCGTTCCACATGTGCCTGATGAGTCTGACCGCCGTCCCATAGTTCGTCCACGCCATCTCGGCGTCGGCGAAATCGCTGGCCCCGTTCTGTTTGTCCCAAATAAGCCAGCAGGACGAAGGGGGGAGGTCGTAGTAGTTGCCACCGAACACCGCGGCGAATCTGCCGGCGGCCACGACCGCGCGCATCAGGTCTGCACTGATGGGCTCGTTGTCCCATTCATCATCCCCATAGTCTCGAGCCACGGCGAGGACGCTGCGGCTCTTGTTCTTCCCGGCGGCCTCGCCGATACCGTATGGGGGGTCGGTCAGCACCAGATCCACAGGGGCGAGCTCGGGTAAAACCGCAGCGCAATCCCCGTGGTAGATCACAACCCCGCCATGCTCGTAATAGGGCTTCATGATGGGAACGACACCTCCACCACGGTCCGCCCCTGCCTGGGTGGCGCCCGGTGCTGCTCGTACCGGTCGTCGAGCCACTTGCGTGCGTCGTCGAAGATCACACCCTCGATAACCAGGGCGTCGAGAAGCGCCTTGCACCCCTGGCGGAAGTTCGAGTCGTCCAGGTCCCCCGACGAGTACCGGTGGAACGTCACCTGGGCGCGCATCGGGTACGCGGCGAACATATCAACCTTCCGCCGACGGCCTGGCTTGGCGCGGAGGTAGGTTGGGGAGACCCCAGCTCTCGCCATCTTCTGGCGGATCTGCATGCACAGCCGGTCCCGGTACGTCGCGTAGGTCCCGGGGTGCATCTTCCGGAGGGTGTTGTCGCTGGGTGTCGGCTTCGGTAGCTCGAGCGTCAGGGGTTCGGGCATTGCTTTGCTCCGTTTCGTGGGCCCGGTGGGTCCCGCCAGGGGTAATTTGGGGGTATCTCGTTGGTGGTTGCGGGGCTCTCTCGCCCGGCTTCCTGGGTGGTGGGGGCTCAGGCATCTTCTTGCGCATCGCGATATCGTCGACCAACTGCGCTATCGCCCGGGCTCGGCGCTGGTGCACCTCCTGGTCAGATGGACGGCCCCCAGGGTCAATAATCCACCTCCGGTTCTCCTCCTCGAACTGCCGGGCGAGCACGGCCCCCGGGTTGTCGCGTGGGAGATCTGGCTCCTCAAACGCGGAAACCTGGTGGGGCTTCTTGTCCGCGGCCCTCTCGCGGCTCCGGGCTTTACCGGCGAGGGCCTTGAGTTGTAGCGAACTCGGGGCGCGCTCCTCATACTCCTCGCTGGCCGCGAGTTCGCGCATTGCCAAGATGTGAGCCACGGTGAAGTAGCAGCCATCGATGTCCTTCGTGTAGGTGTCGACCTGCTCGGGGGGTGGTCGGTACGGGTAGCGGTGGAAAATGTTCTCCACCGTCTGTCGGATGAAGCTCCTACTCGCCACCCGGCTCGGGCTTGAACTCGGCATACTTCTTCTCCTTTTCGGCTGCGATGAGGGCGTCGAACCCGTTTGGGTCGTCGTCCTCTGGTTCCGGGGGTTTGGATTGGGCGATGAAGCGGTCGATTTTCTCCGCGTTCTTGAATATTTGACGCAGCCCGGTGTATTTATTCTCCTGGTGCCATTTGTCGAGTTTGTTGCCGTCGACCGCATGGCACAGCTGGTCAGGGGTGTACCCTCGATCCAGCCATTTACGGATTATCCGATCCCCCTCCTGGTCCGCCTGGATCATGTTGCCCGGGTACACAATGAGGTAGTGGGTAAGAACCCTCTTAGCCCCCTTACTGGTCGACCCAATAGGTGGCATTTCGCCTTTAGATAGGTTGGGTTGGGTTAGGCTGGGCTGGGCTGGGCTGGGAGCATGCTCGACCCGTTGGGTACCCACTGGGGGGTCGTTGGGTACCCTTTCCTCCACCAGCACGCAGGAGGAAGAACACCAACGAGTCCGCCGATGTACGGTTTCCTCTTTGACGTGCCGTTTGTGCGCCGACTCCTTACCCTTCTCTCTTCGCTCGGTCTCCGAGACCACCCAGGGCTGCGCATCCTCCCAATCGTGGATCTGGTAGTTTTGGGGGCCACCGTCGATCAGTTGGGTACCCAATAGGCACCCAACGAATTCTTTTGGGTCCCCATCCCAATATGCCTCGTCCGCGATGTCCTCGTCTGACATGCCGGTGAGGTCGCCATCGGTCCGACGCTGCGCGGCAAACGCCCACAGCTGCCAGAGGGCGATCTCCCCCACATCCCCGAGTTGCCGTCGCAGCCTCCGCCGCTTCCTGCTGGTGAACCACGCCACCTGGATCCGGAAGTCGTCCGCCATCACTCAACCCGCCAAACCCTCAAACCATCCTCGACGGTTCGAGTGACGTACTTCTCCTTGTACGCCCGCCCCCTTGAAAAGGCGGCGTTCCTGGCTGATTTTGCGGAGGTCTTCGGGACTAGGAACGAGTCCCCTATCCTCATCTCGTCCCAGGGGTAACCGATCCACGGTGATGATGGTCGGTCTGGGATCGGAATCCCCTTCTCGATGACGAAAGGCATCTAACACCCCAAAACGGCGCACCACCCACCCTGGTGTCATGCCCAGGAGTGGACCCGAGGGCGGGGGGCGCGCCGAACTTACTGTTTGAATTTCCTGAGCATGACACCACCACCGTACGATCGAACCCGAGGCCCGATCAACCGATTAAGCCGATCACCAACTTGCGAAATTTGGCAAACCGGTAATACGAGGCGCGTGGGTTTCCCAAATCCTGCAATAAAACCGGCTTGGTTGGCTGGTACGGGTTCTGCATAGGACCACCCGGACACCCAGCTCCACGGGGTACTGCCAGGCCGCACCTGCAACCCGGTAGCCCGTGAGCGCAGTACGTGTAGATGGGTGGCGGCATCAGGTCACCTGCGCCGTGGGGTTCCCGAACGGCCCGTCGGTTTTCACCACTTTCGGGGGCGTCGCGTTCCCCGCGATCGTCAGCTGGGTGGAGAACTCGAACGATTGGATCTCACCCGTCATCATCACAAGGGCCCCAGCGTCCTCCAGGGTCTCCACGATAAGGGGCAGCGCCAGCTTCACGCTGACCTTGCGAGCCCCCTTGTACGACGAGATCCCCTTGAACTCCGGGGTGCATGAGAACGCCCCGAGGCTCCCGATCTTCAGGGTGTGGGTCTCGAAGACCGATTTGACGTCAAACTTCTCGATCAACCACCGGACGTCGTGCTCCTCGGTCCCCGCCTCGAGCGGCAGGTTCTTCTGGTCGACCTCGACCGCCGCCTTGAAGATGACGTCGGCGAACTCCGGGGTAAAGCGCCGCGCGAGCTCGGCGGGGTCCTGGTCGAACGAGATGATCATCGTGGCGATCCTCGCCTCGCTGTGCTCGTGGTACACGGTCTTGATGGCCTTGCCCACCGCGGCCTTGAATTTGGCTGTAACTCTCATTCAGATTCCCCCTCACCCTCGGCGGCGATCTTCGCGGCCTCGAGTGCGCTTTCCCATGTTGTTGTGAACTCCACCCCCCGAGCGGCGGCGGCATCTCTCTCGGCTTCCCACTTCCTTCTGGCGACGTACCAGTACGCCGGGCCCGGTACGTATCGGCTCGTCATGCGCCCAGATTTGTCGTAGGTGGTCATATCTGAGGTATCTCCATAGTTGGGTTTGAATGGCGGCTACAGTAGCGGTTCTTGTTTCTGCCTCGGCCCCACAGGCAGCCGTATCACTGGCGTATAGCCCGCTGAGAGCCGTCTGACGGCCCTGGCGTAAGTCTCAGGGGACTCCTCCGCCCCGATGGCTCTACGCCCCTCTATGGCCGCCGCAAGCAGCGTGGTGCCGCCTCCAGCGAAGGGGTCGCAGACGAGGTCGCCGGGGCGGGAGTAGTCGGACACGATTGCCCGCATGAGCCACATAGGCTTCCCCCCGATGTGCCCGCCCCGATCAGGGGTGCCGGAATAGGCCCCAGGCAGTGTGCCCCATTTGCTCAGTTTTTTGGAGCGCGCCACGTTTGCGTAGATCGCCCACGAGCTAGGCCCATCCCCGCTGAGTCTCACGGTCATGCCACGGATCACGCACGGTAGGGGTTGGAATGTGGTTTTGCCGGCGCTATTCAGTGCCGCCCTGTAGTGGCGGCACAAGACGTCGTCAGAAAGGGCGACGAACCAACCGCAGCGCTGGGCCCATCGGTGGGTCAGTTCAGACACGTCTTCGGGGCTGAGTGCCTCGTAGCTCAAGGCTCTACGGTCTGCCCCATCCTTCTGGTCTGCGCACTGGCCGTCGTGGGTTGTATCGGAGTATGGCGGGTCCATGACCAGCGACTCACACACAACCCCCGATAACGCGTCCTGCCACCGACCACACCGTAGCTCCATCGCGCCGCAGGGGCTCACCCAAATGTCGCCATGTTTTGCCATACCTAGACCCTCTCAGCCACCGTCACGTAGCGGAACCCACCCCAGTGGAGGAAGAGCCGCGTCGCGTGGAGCATCATGGGGCCGGTCGACCACAGGAAGAGGGCGGCGTCCTGGCGCGCGAGGTTCGAGACCCAGGTGCCCATCGCGCGGAGCTCCGCCATCGACATGCGGCGGTAGTTCGATGGTCGATGACGTTGTTTGTCCTGATATTCCCAAGGGTTATCCGACAAAATCACGTTGTAGCGCGCCATTCCTGGCCCCTCGCTTTCCCGGCTATCGTTGATTCCATCGCTTTGGCAACACCTCGCAATGCGCCGGCCGTGTGCGCAGCATTCCCCGGGGTCAGTTTGTCGGCATTCAGCCGGACTCGCCACGCCCCGGTTCTC